ACTCTGGCTAATTTGTTTTAAGAGAAGGGAATATATAAACATCGACTCGTTTGATAAGGAGAATGCAGAAAGAATCTTATTTGATATTGCATATGAACTAACCAATAACTCTAGGCTAAGAGCAGATTTTGGCCTTCTGTTTAATAAAAGTAGAGGTATAGAGGATGTTAAGCAAAACAGAATTAATAACTTTATCACAGAGAATGGAATCCGTATTGAGGCACACTCAACAGGTGAATCTGTTCGTGGCCGTTTACACTTAAACAAAAGACCAGATTTTCTTTTACTAGACGATTTTGAAAACAATAGAACTAAAGAATCTCAGGCACATACTAAACAAATTAGAGATCACATAACCGAAGCAATGGGAGGACTTGCAGAAAACGGGGTTATTCTTTATTTGGCCAACTATTTAAGCGAACATGGAAATGTACAATTTCTGATTAATAGAAGCAAAAAAGATGAAATGATAAGACTGAGGAATATTCCAATCATGATAGACGGAAAACCAGCATGGGATAGCAAATATTGCCTTACAGACGAAGAGAACAAACTAACAGGTAAGAAAAGTATTGAAAGTATGCAAAGACAGTTTGGAAGTTATGTATTCTCTTATGAGTTTATGAACCAGCCAGTAGATGATGCAATGAGTGAGTTCAAAAAAGATTTTGTGCAACATGTAGAAATGGAACTTGTTAGAAATAAAGATACGTCGTGTTATGTAACTATAGATCCAGCAATTTCAGAGAAAGCAACAGCAGATTATACAGGAATAACTATTAATTGGGTGGATAAGGAGAATAAATGGTATTTGAAAACTTATAAAATGAAATTTAACTCAAAAGCTTTAATAGATCATTTGTTTTATATACAAAAAACTTATAATCCAACTTTTATAGGAATGGAAGAAGTAGCTTTTACAATGGCAATACAACCTTTTCTAGAGGATGAAATGAGAAAACAACAAATGTTTTTTGTAGTAACTCCGTTGAAGCATAAAGGAATTGCAAAAACTGAAAGAATTAGGGGTTTGATTCCAAGATGGGAAAGCAGATCTATTTTTCTAATAAGTGACAACTCTGAGTTGTTAGATGAAATGAGAACATTTCCACATGGCCAACATGATGATGTTTTAGATAGTTTAGCCATGCAAATACACAATGCAAAAGTGCCTTATAAAAAAATATATCCTTTAGGTATGGGAAATGAAAGAGAGCAAAATAATGCGATCTAATATTTGACACTAGCACTATAAAAGTTATACTTACTTTAAATGGCAAAACCTAAAGCAACTCCGAAAGAAACTAAGGGGCGATATAAATTAACCATGAAATTAAATGATTGTGTTTTTACTTGCGACACAGACAATTTAGAAGAGGCGATACTTGCGAATAAACCTAATTTTCTGAAAACAAAAGTTTTGATTAAAATCGAAAAAGACGGGAAGATATGTGAAAAACAAATTTTTGGTTTTAATGGTAGACAATTATTCAGAAGTCCTATTTTTCTTAGAACACTAGTAAATAAATTAATCTTTAAATAATATGAATCAAAAAGTATATGAGTTCATCATAAATGAACAAACAAACTACCAAACAGTTAAAATACCAGTAACTTCTTCTTATGAGTGGAATATGAGTGATCATATTGAAAGATGTACAAATGTGGCAAACGGATGGTACCACTCTGGAAAAAATGATGGCTTAAGAAGATATGACGATATTGTAACTCCTATAATAAATGTTGCAGTTAGAACTGAAGGTTTTGATGTTAAAGATATTGTGCCTTATGTAAATTCTATAAATGAATCGTACAAGTCATTTTTAATTAAAAAATTCCATCCAAAATGGGCTAGAAAAAACGAACTTGATACTTTTATCGATGATATTGTTGAGAGTTCGGTTATATATGATCTTGTATTGGTAAAAAATGTTAACAATGTAAGGCCAGAAGTTGTACCTCTTCAGAAAATAGCCTTTTGTGATCAGACAGATATTCTAGGCGGCCCACTTTGCTTAAAACACCAATACTCTACCGCAGATATATTAGAATATTCAGATAAATGGAACAAAGAAGCAATTGATGAAGCTATTGTAATGAGTGAAACTGAAAAAGTTGTAATGCAAGCAAACAATAGAAGTGCAAAAACTCCAGGAAAATACATTGAAGTATACGAACTCTATGGGAATCTTCCAGAATCATGGTTAGATGAAAGTGGAGATCCAACTAAATATGTAAATCAAATGCATATTGTGTGTTTTTATACATCAAAAGATGGAAATAAAAACGGGATAACTTTATTCAAAGGTAAAACCAAGAAAATTGATAACTACTTTAAGTCTCTAGTGATCAAAAAAATTCATGGTAGAGCTACGGGTAAATCTATTGTTGAAACACTATTTGAGCCGCAAGTGTGGATGAACTACTCGGCACAAAGAATACAAAAACTGTTAGCTTCTGCAATCAATGTTTTTCACACAGACAGTGAAGAATTAGGTAATCAAAAACTCTCGAATCTTCCAGAGAACACTATTCTTAAACATGAAGCAGGCAAGACTCTAGGAAAAGTTGACGGGACTCCGCAAAACCTTACAGCATTTACAAACGATCAAGTTAACTTGCAAACACAAGCTAGAATTTTGGGGTCAGCTAGTGAAGGTCAACTGGGTGTAAATCCAACGTCGGGAACTCCGTTTGCTCTCCAAAACTTGATTGTACAACAAGGGCAAGGAATACATGAGTATAGACAGGGGAAAATTGCAACTTTTGTTGCAGATGTGCTTTATAGAGACTGGATCCTCAAATATTTGGTTGATGAAATGAATAATGGTGTAAAATTCTCTGAGGAATTGTCTTTAGATGAGATGCAAGAAGTTGTTGAGGCAATAGCTAGAAATAAAGCAGAAAACGAAATAGTTGAAAGAATATTAAAACTAGAGGATGTAACAGATACAGACAGAGAGACACTAATAGCAAATTATAAGGAACAATTTAATAGAAATGGTAGCAGAGGATTTTTCGAAGTTGTAAAAGGTGAACTAAATGAAATACCACTAGATGTATTCATAAACATTAAAGGGAAACAAAAAAATATGTCGCAAGATGCAGACAAAATAACTAATGTTATTAGAGAAGTACTTAGAAATCCTCAAGCTTTTCAACAAGTACCAGGTATGGCAAAAGCATTTAACCAATTGTTAGAAAATTCAGGAATGTCACCAATCGACTTTTCAAAAATGGTAACTGCTCCAAAACAAATAAATCCCTCTCCAGCGGCTCCGCCAGAAATGGCAACTGCTGGGAGTGAAACAATAACACAATAATATGTACGAACTTACAGATTTAGAAAAATCAAAAATAATAACTTTCATGTCAGATAAAGACATGGTAGAGGCAGTAAGGAAGGTGGTTTTGGCAGGAATGTATTCAAATGGAACATTAAGACAAGGGGCAGATGCTAATCCACTTACTAATGCGGCTTTTGCTATGGTATTTAGGACAATTAGAGGTGAGGGTGTGATGTCAAATGAAGAAATCGGCCAAGATCTAAGAGGCCTTGCACAAGGTGTAATGTTATTGGAATCAGGTTTTAAAAGATTGGAATCTATAAAACCAGTTGAGGTAAAAGTCGACTCAACTGTAAATGAAGCAATATAAATATGAAATACACAAACTTAACAGCTAGTGCTTTGATTAAAACTGGATTCGGAAAAGTTGCTGGATTTATTGTAAACTCTCACACTTCAGGAACTTTAAAACTTTGGGATAATACAAGTGCAGCAACGACCGTTCTAATGAACACTTATACTTTTCCTTCAGGATCTCAAGTTGTAACTTTTCCAGAGCCAGTGTCATTTAATACTGGACTTTATGCTACCATCGGTGGCACAGCAGACATAACAGTAGTCTCAGAATAATTTGACAAAAAAGTACTCGATCACTATACTTAAATTATAAGGTATCCCTCCAATCAAAAGGGGCAAATAAAAAGTTATTCTTTATCTTCAAAAGAGCAAAAACATATCATTATGAATAATGAAACAAACGAGGACACTAACCTTAATCAAAACAGTGAAGAAGTTGTAGAAACTAATGTAAATGAGGAAACTCAAGAAACAGAGGAATCAACAGATTGGCAAGCTAGAGCTAGAGAACTTGAAGGCAGACTTAAAAGAGCCGAAAAGAAACTATCAAGATATGATGGGGATACTCCAGCCAAAGCACCAAGCAAGACAGGTGAGTTCGACTATGCACAAAAGGCTTATTTAGTAGCAAATGGTGTGAAAGGAAATGACGAAATGAAACTGGTTAAAGAAATTATGGCCAATACTGGCAGATCTCTAGACCAAGTTTTAGAAAGCAAATACTTTACAGCAGAGCTAAACGAAATAAGGGAAATGAAAAAAACTCAAGATGCTATTCCAAGTAATTCTAAAAGAACTACACAATCAGGAAAAGATTCAGTTGAATACTGGTTAGCAAAAGGAGAACTTCCAGAAGACAGAGAACTACGATCTAAAGTAGTCAAAGCTAAATGGAAAACTTCATCTTCTGTAAATCCTTTTGGGTAGTCCTAAACTTGCCTGTCAATTAAAAGTAATTAACTAATTAACATGGCAATAATTTACAAAAATGAGTATCTAACTACTCTACAAGACAGACTTTCTGAAACTACTAAGTGGAAAGAAATCGCTAAGGTTGAATATACTGATACTCAAGTAATTCATAACCCTTATTTAACAGATGTAACAGCTAACACTGGTACAAGAGGATCTGCATATACTCCAGAAGCGGTAACTACTACAGATGATACTGTAACGATTAACACTTACAAAATTGCAGCTCAATACATTGATCGTGCAGACCTTGCTCAAAAGACTTTTGCTGGGTGGATGGAACTTGCAGACAATCAAGGATTGGTACTTAACGAAGCAATCGAGACTGCTATGTATGCTAACCATGCAGAATATACAGACTTTGACAATGCTTCAATCGGTGGATCCGCTGGAAACATTACAGTTTCAGAATCTAACATTGATGAAATAATCAGAGGTGTAAAAAGAGAAATTCGTGAAGCTAATGGTGAAACTTTGATGGATAGAAATGGAGCATTTATGGTATGGAGGCCAGCAGACTTTGAAAAACTAGAAGCTTATGTACAAGCACAAGGATTCTCTACTGCGGATGGGGCTTTGAAAGATGGAACTAATCAAGGATTCCTTTACATGGGAGTAAATCATTTCTCTTCTAACAAAATGACTTCTGGGCACTTGTTTGGTGGAGTTAAGAAAGCTCTACATTTAGGAATCTGTAAGTCAACTTACGGAAAGATTAACGAAATCCAAGATCCAGTAGTTTCAGGAGGACAAATCTCAGGGGTAGGAATTAACTCTCGTGTAGACTTTAAATTTAAGGCATGGGCTAAAGTGGCTCCTGTACTATTTGATATTTTGGTTGCATAATCTTTGTTTAACTAATTATTAATCTAATAAACTAAACAAAAAAATATGTCAGGATACATGTCAAATAGCCCTAAATTAAAGGGGTTAAATCTAAAAGCGGTAACAATAAATCCAGCTGCAACTCAAACTTTAGCAAATTCAATCGCACCAGGTGTAAAATCTGTTAGATTGGGGGCTAATGTAACAGATGTAAACGATTTTACTGTACTTCCGCCTTTAGCAAGTGTTGAAAACGGACATACAATTACGATCATAGCGGGTGCAGCAAACAGTGAACTTAGAACTCCAGCAACATCAGCAGAGGAAATAAACTCTGAAGATTGTGATGGGACTAAAGAAGCTCTATTAACTGCAGGAAATATCTACTTTGTAACAAAAATAGATAACACTATCGGTTGGATGTTAGAAGGAAGAACTGCAATTGGTGCATACCAAACTGCTGTAATCCCTGACTAGTTGTCCTATATAGCCTCTAAGAAATTGGGGGCTATAATAGGTTAATTAACCTAAAATTAACAATGACCAGATGTATAAAATGTACAAAAGAATATATAAAACACCGAAGTAATTCAGGCTCATATTGTTCAAAACAATGTTATTGGGACTCAATGAAAGGTAAAGCCCCATTGGGCGGTAAATTAGCAGGCAGTAGGAAAGGGCATCCTCTATCTGAAGCTGGGAAAAGAAAAATGAGTTTAATAATGAGGACTGCAATTAATAAAGGTGCTTTCAAAAAAGGAGAATTACATAGAAGATGGATACAAGACAGAGAATTAATTAAAAAATACAAAGACTCTTTTGAAAGGAACTCTCCACTTTACAAAAGGTGGCGAGGTAATGTTTGGAAGAGGGATAATTATAAATGTCGGATTGCAGACAATAACTGTAATGGTAAATTAGAGGCTCACCATATTTTGCCTTGGCGTGACTTCGTCGAGTTACGTTATAAAATTAATAATGGCATAACTTTGTGCCATGCTCATCACCCACGTGTTAGAGCAGAAGAGAAACGACTAATTCCAACATTTCAGGAGTTAGTGTCAGTATCAAATTAAACATTTTGGCTATACAATTTTCAGACACAAGTAATAAAACAGGATTAATAGAAACTCTTGCTCGTTTTACAGGTACTCAAACCTCAACAACTTCTTCTTATACTCTTGCAGAAAAAACTTTGGACATAAACAATGCTTATGCTCAATTTTTGAGTATTGCAATGAGGGCTTCGGGGAAACAACAGATAGATGATACAAATCAATCGGGCTTGCCAGTACATACAATTAATATAGTAAGTGGCACCGCTTCTTATGCTTTTACTGTAGATACGGCCTCAACTCCAAATCAAATATTGGAAATACAAAAACTTAGAATAAAAGACTTAAATGGAAGATGGACGGATCAAATAACTCAAATAGATAAAAACAACTTCGACATTTCTCAATACCAGGATGTAACTGGTACACCAGAGTATTTTGATCTTTTGGGTAACAATATAGTTTTTTATCCAACTCCAAACTATAATTCAAGTGGAGGAGTAGAGATAACAGTTTCAAGAACTCCAGTATATTTTCTTACTTCGGACACAACTAAAAAACCAGGAATACCAGATATGTTTCATGAGTATCTAGTATTAAGGCCAGCATTTTACTTTTGTACCATGAAAGGGTTAAAACAAGCTACTCAATACGGCAATGCAATGGTTAAAATGGAAGAAGATATAAAACATTATTATTCAAACAGAAATATAACCACACAGAACACAATAACTTCTGAGGACATAAGCTCAATATGACAAAAGTACTACTAAACAGATTTGACGGGGGTTTAGCAATGAGTGAAAGGCCTCAAACAATAAACGAACAAAGCTCTAGTGGTGGTTTCGATGTGTACACTGATCCTTTCCTATTAAAAAAAATAGATAGTATGACTGTCAACGAGACTGCAAGTGGTGCCTCTGTAACAGCTGGAGAATGTCCAGTCTACGATGCAACAAAAAGAGCAAGTGACGGAAGAATTATAGGTGTCGGTGGGACTTCTGCTAGTAATACAACTTTTAGATTTTATAAAAAAGATTCTAGTATAACTGGTAATTGGGTACAAAATTCAAGTACTGGAAATGGGATAGTTAATGCGAATGCTTTTGCGGTTTTGTATAAGGATGTCCAATATGGATATTACGTGCAAACAAGTGAATCTAGACTGTATAGATATGACTCAGACTCTGCTAGTACTTTAATAGGAACAACAGCCGATGCACACACTGAAGTGTGTCCAAGACCAGTAGTACATAGTCAAGATAACATTTTGTACATGGGAAGTAACAAGACTATATCAAAATTTGATGGCACAACTTTCACCGCTAGTGCTATAACTTTACCTTATTATATAACCTCCATGTGTGAGTATGGAACCTATTTAGCTATTTCATGTCAAACACCAGAAGGAGGAGTAATATATCTATGGGGAAGAGATACATCACTTACAACCCTTCAAGATGTCATTAAAGTTGACAACGGAAAGCTTCAAATTATAGAAAATTTAGATGGGTATTTGGTTGCAGTGTCAGAGACTCCTTTTGATCCTTATACTGCCTCAATAGGAATTGTGGGAACTTATAAATCAGTAACAGTAAGAATGTTTATTGGAGGTGCTATGAAAATTGTTAAAAAAACTTACTTAGGATTAAACGAAAACGGATCAAACCAGTTGCTCTCACATAAAAAAGTCATAAGAGATGGGAGCCTTTTATTTTCCACAAAAAGTAATTATTTAATGAGATTTGGATTAAATAAGCAAGGCCAATATGTACTCTCAAGAGATGCAGCAGTCGTACCAGCAACAGCAAGTCCAAATTTAGTATCTATGTATAGTTTCTTTGTGCTAGGGGATTATTTATTTTCATCACTTAGAGCAAGTTCAGGTAGTCCAAGCGATGGGCTTTTGTATAGAAATAACGGACTGAACGGGGGAACTTCTGAGTATTTTCATCAAAGTTATTATGTCACAACTATAAATCCTTCAATGGATCCAAACGATAGAATAAAAGATAAGCAACTAAAAAAAGTAGCAGTACACTTCTACTCAACCTCTACAACTCAAGGAACTATAACAGTTAAATATTCAACAGATAAAGGGGTAAATTACACAACAGCTATTTCTCAAGACTTTTCCTCTACTACTCTGCCCTCCAAATTCTACAGATTCGAAGCGGATCAAGATACTTCAGGCGAACAGTTTAAAACTGGAATTGAGTTTTTGTTTAAGATTGAATCTACTTATCAGGTTGATCCTATTCAATTTTGGTATGAATATGAAAACACTGATAGTTTAATAAATTAATATGACAGAAGAACAAAAAAGGATTGAACAATTAGAAAAGGAAGTTAAAGACTTAAGGGAGCTATTTGATAGCTTATTTAAAGGAAGTAATCCAACTAGATTATATTTAAAATATCAAGTTGCTTATGATAAACAATCTTTGGTAGGTTTCTTCGGTAAAGATCCAGTCAAACAACAAACACTAGCAAGTGATACTTTGGCTAATCTTTTAACGGCTTTAAGGACTCTAGGATTAATAAGTTAAGTCTAGAAAAATTGATTATTAAAAAGAAAGTGATACACTTAAAACTAACAAAATGGCACAACAAATTATAGGATCTTATCAAGGAAAACCAATCTATGCAGGCTCAGACACTGAGGTTTCAACTCAGATGTTTGGTAATGCACCAGAAAGTAATGTAATAACTTCTAGCTCAATAAAACCAATTGAACCAGTACAGTTAGCTAGGCCAGAAAATAAATCACTCGACTATACAAGTACAATAAATCAAGTTGCTGGGGATTTGGCTAGTCAAAATGCAATTTCACAAAAAGATTATGAAAACAAATTGGCAGAGGCCAGAGGAAGATCTCAAGAAATATCAAATCTTCAACTTCTTTTAGGTGGCAAAGCTGGGGACACTGCTCTTACATATGAAAGAGAAGGGGTAAATAAGATATATAACCAATTGGCCGATCTAAATGCTCAAGCTTCAAATCTACAAAGAGAGGCACAAGCCATACCAATACAAATACAAGAGGAGTTTAAAGGAACTGGAGCCACAGATGCAGGGGTTGCACCAATTCAAACATCTAGATTGAGAGAAAATGCACTTAAGGCTCTTTCTTTGGGTCAACAAGCTTCTATTGCAAATGCACAATATGACAAGGCTAAAAACTATGCAGATCAAATTGTAAACACTAAATACGATATTATTACAGCAAATATTGATTCTAAATTGACTAATCTTGCAAGTTTGGAAAAATACGAGTTGACTCCAGCACAAGAAAAAGCTAAAGAAATTGG